CCCCCGCTCACCACCAGCGCACCGCTGGAGGTGGAGGTGGAGGCGGTGGTGTCACGCAACGCTACGGGCGTTCCGCTAGTGAAAGCGAAGATAGAACCAGCCGTAAGGCAGGACACCCGAAGCTCGCTAGACTCGGCACTCAGGAACCAATCACGAACGCCCGTTTGACGCAGACCAAGGCCAGCACTCGTCGAGCCGTTAACGTCGATGCGGGAGGTGACGGAGCCACCAAAGCTAGCAAGACCGCTACCGGAGAACGTAGCCGTGGCGACGCCAGACGGAACCACCACAATGTCGCCATTGCTTGTCCCCACCCGAAGCTGACCAGCCAGCGTGGCGTGCGTGTCGTTGTACGCCTGCAACGTGGCCGTGCGGGTGCCAGCGTTGAACCGGAACAGGCTGGAGGCCGCATTGCCTGCGGAGTTGTTGATTAGGTTTAGCTGAAGGACGCCGCTGTTAGAGCCCGTGGTCGCGGTCAGCGTTCCACCCGACCAAATGCTACCACTAGCTCCGATTCCTCCATCCACTCCATTGCCTACCACCAACGCTCCGGTTATTGTAGATGAAGCAGTCGTTCCTGTCGGAATCTTGACCATTCCACCATACGGGTTAAGACGGAGTTCCTGCCAACTAATTCCCGTGTTTGGAGCAGCAACAAATCCCCAGTCGTTGCTAGTGTCGTAACCAATGGCGACGCGCTTGGTTCCACCAAACACCGCGCTAGTAGGAAGGCTATCAATTACTGTGGAGCCAGAAACTGTCAATGTGCCGCCAGCATTAATCGCACCCCCCACCCCCAGCCCGCCGCTCGTCCCGTTGCCGACCACCAGCGCGCCGGTAGAGGTGGTGGTGGAGGCGGTGGTGTCAGAAACCTTGAGAACTCCTGACGCAAAATTGTAGAACGCACCAGTCCCGTTTACTCCAAACTCCAATGCCTTGCGTTTTGAGGTAGTGGCGTGCGCGGAGTTGTAGCGGGCAATGTACGCATATTCCGTACTAAGACCGTCCTCCGATAGGTAAATAACTTCACCACCCGCGGTATTGCGATTGTCGATTAACTGCTCAACATTCCCGGCGACATCCTTGCGGAGAGTGATTCGGTCAGCAAAGCTGCTGGTGCTATTCACCGTCAGCGTGCCCGTCACCGTGGCGTTGCCGCCGAACGTCGGGCTGAACGCACTCAGCTTCCGCGTGCCGTTCGTCGTCCCGTCTACGGCAATGAAGTCGTCAGAGGCCGTACTGGAGGCCGTCGTCGTAAGGTCCTTGAAGCGAATGTCAGCCATATTAGGTGAGGGCTATGAATGGATTGGCGGCACTATCCACCAGACGGTCGCCAGTAGAAGTGACTAACGTAAACTGAACGTCGGGCCGGTTGATGTACGGGACGCTGTTAAGGGTGTCCGACCAGAACGCACGATCCGCCGCCGCAGGCGTAAACCCACGGTAGAGGTTGTCCGTCTTGGACAGGAGCGCCGTCTCGAAAACCGTCACAGGTAGTTAAGCTGCTGAATCTCCACCACCACAGCCGTGGCATCCTTCTGGATGGCCTTGGCCGCAATGGCCATCTGGCGCGTCCAATAGGCCGAGGCACCATCCTTGTACACGAAGCCAACGGAGGCCGTGGGGTTGGTGCCATCGAAGCGCACCCGGGCATCAGCCCCGTTAAACTGCACCAGAACGTGGGTGGTGTCAGCCGCCAGCGTGAAGTCGAGGACGTTCTCCGCCGTCGTAATCGTGTTCTGGGCGTGCGTGGTGCTATTCTGCGGAATAGCCTGCGAGGGCGTGTTGACGATGCGGGCGTTGGCCATATTAGCGAATGGTTGAGTGACGAGACTGCGTGGAGGTATGCGACCGGATGCGCTTCCCCACAGTGTTGAAGTTGCGCTGGTTCATCACGTTCTCCAATTCTAGCATAAGCAGCGACTCGGCGTAGGCATCCTCAGCCGCCGCCTTCTCATTCTGCCCATCATACCGCAGGAAGTCGGCAAAGGCCCCGTGGGCGGCGTATTGGAAGAACTCCTGCGGCACCTGCGTGTTGGTGGTGGTGTTGTAGTCCCCATCCCACCGCTTCTTGTAGTCCACGTACACCGTCGTGACGTCATCCGGCGGGGACACCAGCGCCGCCCCATTGGCCGTCACGTAAAACGTCAATTCAGGCACCGAGTAGGTGCCATAGGGCGCCTCATTGTAGATGCGCAGGAACGTATCTATCGGATTGAGAGTGGCTTGCGTGAACGGCACCACCCCGGCGGAGATGGCACGCGCCTCCCCAGTCACCAAATACCGGGGCCAGTGCTGGTTACGCCGGTAGGCGTTGTACAGCCGCCGGTTGATGAACGCCGACACCAACACAGTCTCCTCCGCCGTGAACGCCGTGTTCCCGGTGAGGCCCTTGGTGAGCGTCAGGAGGTTGCTGAAGGTGTCGGTTTGCATCAGATGCGGTTGGGAGCCAGATGGGGAAACTTCTTCTGATGATAGCGGATGAACTCCTTGCTGTTCACCTCCTGCCGCCCAAACTTGTGAATCAGCCGGAAATACTCATCGGCAGGGTAGAAGGCCACCGCCTTGCCCAGCCCGGGGATGGTTTTGTGCCCCTTCCACTTCTTGGCTTCGTGCGCAGCCAGCACCTCTTCCTTCCTCTCCGTCACCTTCACCAGCTCAAAGCCGGTGCGAATCTCACGAATCAGGGCATCCTTGACAGCTCCCTCCCCGGGGAGCTTGGTGATGATGTGCATAAAAAAGGGCTCCCCCGGTGTGGAGGAGCCCCATTGTAGCAGCCCTGCGGGCTGTTAGCTGAACTTGGCGAGGTCGATGATGCGCAGGCCGATGACAATCTCACCAGCGGTGAGGGACGCGATGGCCGCATCCGTCACCTTGATGTAGACGTCCGCAGCGGACGCACCCTGCTTCACCGCCTGCGACAGACCGGAGGTGTTCGTCGCGGTGCCAGCGGTGTACTGGTCACCCGTGTTGAACACCGGGTTGGTCATCGCATCAACGTCGAGGGCGTTGATGAACTCATCGGGGTCAGCCAGCGTGGTGCCGACGTCGATCACCAGCGTGCTGGAACCGGCGATGTCCACCGTGTTGGCGACACCGACCAGCTCCACCGCGCCGTGCGCCGGAATCTGGGCAATCACCCGCGTACCACCGTTGCCGATGGCGATCAGGTCATTGTAGTCCAGACGGACGACATCAGTGAACACACCCGACTCATTAACAGTTACTTTGGCCATGTTGGATTCCTCCTTGGTTGGGGGTTAGCTGAGGACCGTGATCTTGCCGTGCGCCGCCGGATGCGCCACCTTGAGGGTGCCGGTCCAGTCGACGTAGCCACGCTCACCACCGCCCAGATTGGGCAGGCGGGTGGAACCGAGCGGGATGAGCTCGCCCACAGCGTAGAAGTCCGGGTTGATGAGGTAGCCCGTGTCCTTGTTCGTGATGTCCGGCGCGCAGTCCGGGTTCATGTCCACGATGGTGATGATGCCGTGGTCGGACTGATACTGACCAACCGCCAGCTTGATGAGACCGGACGAGCTGTCGGCATTGTACTGCCGCAGCGCACCGCTGGTCGTGTCAGCGCGGGCGAAGTCGGTGACCACCCGGCGGAGGGCCGTGTCGGCCAGCAGCGTCAGCGAGTTGGTCGCGCCGTTCTGCCGGTAGACGGAGGTGATGAGGTTGTTCAGCACCGTCTCGCTGAAGGTGCCCGAGGAGTGGATGGAGCCAGCCGGGGTGCGGTAGTCGGCAGGGACGTCCGCCGGACCGGCGGAGTCAATCCAGTCACCGAAGCCACGCATCGTGTAGGCGACGCCACCACCGTTCTCGGCGGCGCGGTCCTGCGTGCCGAGAAGGGTCTTCTCGACGTCGCGCTTCAGTTCCTTGACGGCCTTCATCTCCGCACGGGCGATGTCCTGCGGGCCAACCGAGGAGACGGCCTGCTGGAAGTCGCTGACGCGGAAGGACCGGCGGCGCTTGTGGATGTAGTTGCCGAGACGGGCAACCGACTCAAACTTGTCGTCGAAGTCGGTGACGTCAGCACCCTCGCTCACCGCGTCGGAGACGGGCGAGGCGAGCTTGTCAACACCCCACTCAACGAAGGTGGCGTTGCACTTGAACTTGTCAGCCGCGCTCAGGAACGGGGTGTCCGAGGGCGCGAGCGTGTTGATGGCATCGTGCAGGTCCTCACGGTTGAGGGCCGCCGCGCCGGGGCTGGTGGTATCGTAGGTAGCGGAGAACGACATAACTAATTATTGTTTACTGCGTTTAGAGATTTGTGCTGCGCGGAGGGCAATGAAGTCGTTGGGGCTTCCAGTTTGCTTAAACCGGCTTTCAATGTCTTTCAGTTGGCGGTCCATCCGGTTTTCAGGCCGGTCGGAGGCCGCAGCAACTTGAGACGGGTTGGACGGGGGCGCTAGCGTGGGAGACTTCGGCTTGGCATCCATCTCCAGCGTGCGCCGCCCGTAGATCGAGTTGGCGGCGTGGGCCACCAAGTATTCAATCTGCGGGGCAATCTCGGGGACCAGCTCCTTCGCCCGCTTGAGGCGGGGGTCGCTCACCATAGCTTCGTAGCGCTTGCGAGTGTCATTGTCCTCGCCAGCCATCCACGGCAACTCGTTCTTGGCCAGAGCCTTGAACTGCTCCTCCATCGCATATCGCTGCGCCCTGTTCTGGAGTTCCTTCCACTGAGCAGGGATGTATTTGGTCTGGCGACGTCGGGCGTTGCGGAGCATTTCCCGCATCTGCATCTTGGTGTAGGTCTTGCCGTCGTCACTGGTGTAGACGACTTCATCGCTACCAAGATCCTCAGCCTTGAAGAGGATGTCCTCCGCCGACTCGACGAAACTGTCCACCTCTTCCTTCTGCTTTTGCAGCTCTTCGACGGTGGCAATCGACTCGTAGGGGTTGTCCTCAACCTTGGCCTCTGGGAGCTGCTGTCTGGCCTGCACGATGGCAAGTTCCAGAGCGGCTGCCTTCTCCTCGGCAAGCTTGCGCTTGGCCGTGAGCTCGGCAATTCGCTTGAGCAGCCCGCTCTTGCCCTTCTGGGCAAGCTCGGAAATCTCCTCGTCCGTAAGGTCCTCGATGTCCTTTGAAAGAACCTCCTTGGGGGGCGTGGCTTCGGCGTCGGTGGTGCCCTCCTTGGGCGCTTCCACCTTCTCCTCAACCTGCCCTGTAGGAGCCGGTTCAACCTGCGCGGGTTTGCCGCTCAGTTTGGCAATTCGGGCCGACAGGAAGGCGGCATCCGAAGTTGGCTTGTTTTCCACGGCTGGTTTAGCGTCTGCCGCGTTGGACGTAACGACTTCTGACATGGTTGTTTCCGCCATCTTTGCGCCATGGCGACTGCGAATTGAGCGGGATGCTATCACACGATTTTGATGCTTGACCCCAAATGGGCCTAGCTATGCCTTGGGGTATGGACCCCAAGAGCCTTGAACGCCTCCACAACAATGAGGACTTCCTCGCCTTCTTGGAGGATGTCCAAGCCCAGCGCGAGGGCTGGATTGGCCAGCTTCACGACCGTTCCGTGGACAGCGTGCAGCAGATCGCCGGGCGCATCTGCGCCCTCGACGACATCCTTGGCGGGGCCAACTACAAGGAGCTTAAGGCCAAGTGGGCCTCGCTCAGGCAGTGAGCCCCTGCGTCTGAACCTCGCCCATCTGGGCGGGGGCAGTGCCAATCCGCCCAATCTGGGCGTTCTGCATCTGCTGCATCTGGAACTGGTATTGCTGCAAGTATTTCTCCAGACGCCCACGGAACGCCTCGTCCTGCTGTAGACGCTGCATAACGTCGGGCTGCTGGGTGTACTGCTGAATCACCTGCATCGCCACCTGAGCGCCATTAGGACGGGCGCCCACTTCGATGCCCGCGTAAATCTTGGACAGGTCGTCTGTCACCTGCTTCACAATCTGCTGCTGCGACTCCTCGGCAGGCTGGAGCACGGCATCCGCGAGCAGCGGGTTGATGGACGAAGCCATCGCTTCCAGCAGGCGGTCCATATTGATGCGCCCGTTGCGGTCAAACTGGACGAGGCTCACAAACTGGTTGAGCTGCGTCTCCAGATTCTCCGGGTCGGCGGACAGGACGTCGTAGTTGACCACGATGTCGAAGTTCTCATTCGGGTCGCCCCGGGAGAACCGCTGCGGATCGGACACGCCCGTGACGCGGAAGAACACCTCCTCCGGGCCGAAGCGTTGGTAGCACTTGAAGGCCAGACGGATGACATCCCTAACGTGGCTAAGAAACTTGTCCACGAAGTGCTGCTGCCGGATGCGGCTCATCGGGTTTTCGTGGTCCAACCCCATAATGGTGTTGGCCTGCTGCATCATCGTGTTCTCCAGCTCCACGGAGCCGGGGTTGAACGGCGGAGTCGGGCCAAACTGAATCTCGCCCATCCGGCGGTAGGGGATGCGGGCAGCAGGGCCGTAGTCGGTGGGCGGCTGGCCCGTCACCGGGTAGAGCAGCGGCGGAATGGTCGCCATACTGTTCCGGTCGGAACGGCTGTCGCGCTCGCCCTTAATCTGCCACTGAAGGCCGATGAGCTGCTCAGGCACCGTCGCCAGCTCGTACAGGCGCTTGTTGTCCTCAAACAGCTTGGTGACCACGAACGGATAGTCGTCGTAGCCGTTCATCAGCTCAAACTTGGCGTATTTGGGCTCGTCCGTCCGGCCCGTGTAGCGCTGGTGGAACACCGTGCAGTAGATGCCCTGCGCGTTCTCCTCCTTGTCCACCATCCGCTGGTAGGCGTAAATCACCTCGTACAGCTCGTTGGTCATCTCCTGCGCCGAGCGGTTGGTCTGCGTGTTGGTGCGCGGGTCGGTGAGGTCGATGCTGACAGGCTGCGTAGACGTCACGTAGTCCACCCACTCCGCATCCCAGCCCTCCGTCGCCACCTTGTTGTGCAGCTCCTGCGCCGTGTGCAGGACGCGCAGGAAGCAATACGGGGCACGCTGGTAGTCCGTCGTGTAGGCCGGGAAGAAGACGTCCCCGTCCGGCGCACAGGCCATCGTGCAGGGGGCGTTGATCGACTGCCGCACCACCGACAGCTCCGCGCTTCCCGTGTCCCGCAGCTTCTTCACCGCCACCTTAGCCTTCTTCAGCGTCACCCCCTTAAACTGCTGCGTGAAGAGGGTGGCAATCTGCTCGTCAGCCTTGCCCTCGATGATGAGGGTAGCCATATCCGGGCTCAACTGGGCAATCTGCTGGAGATCGAGCCGCTGCATAAACGTGCGGTCCTCCTTCTTCCAGCCGACGTAGGTCACCATAATCCCACGCTCAAATAGGTAGTTGGCCCCCAGCTCCATTTGCCGCTTGAAGTCGGGAATGTAGCTGCTCACCATCCACTTCAGGAAGGCCGACGTCACCCGCGCCCGCCCGAGGTCGCCCATCTCCACCGGGTAGGCCCTTACGTTGGCCCGCGACAGCGCCGACATACACAGCGCAACGTAAGTGTTGATAAAGTTGTTGATGAGGGGCACCTCCGTGTCCGACGCCCCTTCAAACGGGAAGGCGTCGGGTCCCCACTTGCGGAGGTCTTTGGCTTTGTTGGGCCAGATGCAACGGCGGTAGTCGAAGCTGTCACGGGTGGAGCTAAGATACCAAGCCAGATCGTTCACCGTCCGGTCGTAGGCGGTCTTGAGCGCAAGGACGTCCGGCTGCTTGCCGACGTAGGTGAGGGCCTCGGTGTTGTTCGTTTTCATTCCTTGGGGCAAAGCTTGCGCTGAAGTCCGACAATGATTTTGTTGCTGAAAGACTTGTTGGCCCCCACCTTGTCGGCCAGAAGCTCAGGGGCCATCGGCTGGTAGCAGGCGCTCAGGGTCCGCGTGAGGATTTCAAACCCAAGCAGACGGTCCATCTGCTCGGCTTGCCACGCCGGATTGAGGGTCGGGTCAACGCCCGCCAAGAGCTTCGTGTCGGTATGATTTTCCACCGTTGGCGTCCTCGATGACGTCTACGTTAATTAGTTTGCCCACAAGCCTATCACACCAACTGGGTTTCACGGCCACCAACACCTTGTCCCCCAGCCCCACTTCAGGGATGCAATAAATCCAATGGGGGTTGGGGGCCGCCTTGACGGCCCGGACGCGGATGCGCTTGGGCACCGCCAACGGCACAGCCACCGCAAGCCTCACCTTGTCGGCCCCAGCCCGGGTGAACCAGTGCTTGCCGTCAAGGATGCCGTGCTCATCGTCGGCCAGCTTCTCGTCCCGGATGCGGGCAAGCTGGAAGCGGGTGATCTTCAGCTCATTGGCAAGGTCCTTGAACGAAACCAAGTCGTTGCACCAAGCCACATTGGTGGATGCGTCAGTAGAAGGCATTTTTAGGGCGGGTTATGGCCATCTGGCCGGGTGAAATGTGCCTGATGTCGGCTATGGCAGCATACCGGAGGACGTCCACGGGGTCCTTCCACGCCTCGTCCAGCCCACCCTCAGCCGTATACTCCTGAATGGCCGTGATGATGTTCTGGCAGCGGTTGCTGATGTAGATGCGGGGCCGATTTACGCTGTCCATCGGCTTTTTACGGTCGTAAGCCATCTTGGTTTGCAGCGCTTGCAGGCCATCCTCGATGTCCAGCCCCGGGGCAGGCACAAAAACGAGGCCATTGTCGCTCAAGTCTTCAATGATGGACGACGCCCCGTTCTGCGTCTGGTACTTCTGGGCGCCCAGACGGGGGTCGATGAGCCTTTCCAAGGGTTTCAGCCCATTGTCCTGCTCAATCTGTCCAATCAGGGCCACGTAGTCGCCTATCCCATAGCCCAAACCCTTGGCCCCGGGGCCGTGCATCCACCTTCCACCCCTCATCTCGGCCCATTCCCCCACGTTGACGTCCGGCCACTCGGCCACCACGTACCAAGTGTCGCTGGGATCGACCACAATCCAGCACATAAACCAATTCTTCCGCCCCGCCGGGTCCAGCACCATAAAGTGGGTGGTGTCCTTCTTGGGTATCTTCTCTGGTTCGATGACGTTGACGTCGATGGAGAAGCCCGGGAAGCGTGTCGTGAGCGTCTTGGTGGGCACCCCGTAGGCCGCCGTCAGCGTGTAGGCGTCGTCCCCCTTGGCCTTACACTGCTCGGCTATGGCCTCATACCCCGACCAAGGGTTGTCCTTGCTGTGGAAGTAGACGATGCCCGTGTTCTTGGGCTCGTTCTCCTGAAGGTAGGGCACCTCCATCCCCTTGAGCAGCTCTGCCCGCCGCGTCTCCACCGTCTTGGCCCCGTCCAAGTAGTAGCGCACCGTCTCCGTCGTCCCATCCTTGGGCGTAAACGTCAGCAGCATCTTGGCCCCACGGGTGGCCAGACGCAGGTAGAGCCGGTCCAGCATCTCCATCCCCATCAGGTATTCGTCACACCACGCCCCGACGTTCGTCCACTTAGGGCTCAGGCTCCCCAGCTCCATACCCTCAAGGATGGTTTGGTTCTGCTGGTATTGGCTGTACGTCTTGAAGATGATGCGGCTCCGGTTGGGCAGCACCAAGCTGTTCCCCGCAAAGCCATTCTGCATCGAATAGCTGATGTAGTGGGTTTCCTCCGTCGCCTTCTTCTTCAGCTCCAGCGGCAGGTAGGTGTAGACGGCACTCTGCTGCACCAAGATGGACGTCTCCTGATTCTGGCTGAAGCAATACAGGAGGGCCTCCTCGTTCTCCAGCGCCGCCTTCACCACCGTCTTGGCCCCAAACATCGTCTTGCCGCTTCGGTTGGCCCCCAGCAGGAGCAGCGTCTTACGCTTGGCCAGCATCTGGTCTGCCTTGGTCCAATGCGGCAGCTCCCACCCATACCTGTACGGATCGCGCCTGCTGTTGGCGATGGCTTCGTGGTAGAGCGTGTGCAGCTTCACCAGCCCTTCCGGGTCCATCCTAGCCATCTCCTGAGCCGTAGGCGGCTTCAGGATGGGGTGGGGCTGCCAAGACAGGCTCATTCCTTGGGCGTCACATCCTTGGCCACCACATTCAAAGCATCCGCCTTCAAGGCGGCCCTAGCCTCCTCAATGGCCTTCCGCGCATCCTCAATCGACGGAGCCCCACCCTTGTGCTCAATGGTCACCCGGTTGCCGTCCGTGGCCATAAAGAACTTGTCGGCATAGATGCCATAGCTCATCGCCAAGTCCCTGATGTTCACCCGCTTAAGCGCCCCTTCGTCTTCGGCCAACATCTTCATCTTCTCCTGCTGGAGCATCCTAGCACCCTCAATCAGCTCCATTGCATCCTGCGCCACAATCTCCTTCCGCTTCTCTATCAAGCCCTTATGCCGCGCCCTTAGCCCCACCAGCGTGTACCAATCAACCCCCTCGTCCCGGACAATGCTCTTCCAGCTCCTACCCTCCGCCATCAACTCCAACAGCCGAGCCGCCCGCTCAGGCTGCCGCGCCTCAATACTGCGCCCATTCTCCCCCGCAGCCACAATGGCCTTGGCCACTTCCTTCCTGATGGCAGCGCGTTCACTCATACCTCCCACTGGGGAATATTCCCCATCCTGTCAACATCCCCCTTCCATAACAATAAATGGAAACTATTTGGCCAGTTGGGTGTAACTTTTTACCCCCGCCCCCCGTCCCCTACTCCTTTCAATACCCCGGGGAACCCCAAGGAGCC